CGCCCGCCTTGATTGCGTCCCGCCGGGCTTCCCAGGACAGGCAGCCCGCCATGGAAAGGTCGATCTTCCGAGGGGAGTCGTGGCGGTCCTTCTGGATCACCCACATCGGCTTGCCCTCGTCGTCCTTCACTCCGGCGTTCCGCTTCACCGCCTGGGCGATGTGCCGCGCGAAGGCGTCACTGCCGTCGTGCGACAACTCGCCGCCGGTCATTGCCGTCTTGTACGCGCGCAGGGCGAACGCCATCTGGCGGCGCCGGTGCGTCCACCACTCGGTGACGACCTTCGGGCCGTACTTGCCGGCCCAGCCCGCGATGGTCTCCTCCCAGTAGGCCGGGTCCGCGTAGACGCGCACGACCCGCCACGTCCGCATGGCCTCGTCCAGAACGGCGTTCACCTCGGCCTCGGGGACTTCCCACGATTCGGCCTCCTGCTTGTTCGCAGGCGACTCCCACACCCCGAGCACCCACTGGTGGCCCGTCTCGATGTGGGTCGCGATGAAGCCCGTCGAGTCGCTCCACTTCGACCCGTCGAAGCCGATAGCGATCGCTTCCTTCGCGGGGACGATGAAGTGCGAGTCCGCCAGTTCCCGCCAGCGCCCCGGGTCGAACGCCTTCGCTGAGGCGGTTCCGGGCTGGTTCAGGAAGTACCTGCGGGCGTCCGCCGGATCGGTGTCCGGCTCCCGCATGTCGCTGGCGATCCGCTCGAGGTCCATCCACTTCGCTGCGTCGCCGTACACGAACTCCAGGGCGGGCAGCAGCTGGTCGTCGTCGTGCAGATCCTCGACATGCGGGGCCTCGCGGTGGTCGAAGAGCAGACCGCCGTCACGCACGCGGCCCGAGACGACCGCCTTGTGGTACTCGTGCGTCGCCTCCGCCACTGAGCTCTCGCCGACCGCGTACATGGTCGACGTCTCCAGCGACCACGGCTCGGCGGCACGGCGCTTCACCAGGTTGCGGCGCACCGTCTTGTGCATCGCCCGCAGCTCGGGCAACACGTACAGGTGCGTCTCGTCGAAGACGCTGAACGTCTCCTTGCCGCCATCCTTCGCGGCGCCGGAAGACGTCGACGGGACGATCTCGCCGCCGCCCTCGATGAAGATGCGGCTCGACGTCTGCGCCGAACGCCCCAGGTCGATCCTGGGGAACTCGTCGCCGGCGTATTCGACGAGGTGCTCGAGCATCGCCGTGACGTTGTCGTAGGTGTTGCCGGACTGGTTCTCCTCCGTCGCCAGGCAGCGAATGAAGGGGTACACCTGCGCGCGGCCCACCGGATCACCTGCCGCGTCCCAGCCGTCGAACCTGCATGGCCCCAGCGCCTCGAAGCACACCAGCGCGCCGGCGAGTTCGCTCTTCGCCCTGCCCTTCGGTCGGGACAGGAACGCGCGGTTGACCTTCCGGCGGCCCGTCACCGGGTCGAGCTGGTAGGCCTTGACGATGAACGCGGCCATCTCGTCGTCGATGAGTAGAGGCTCACCCTGCACGTCGCCGGGACCGTGGCACAGGTAGTGCTCGATCCAGTCGATGGCCTCGAAGCCGAGGGAGACGAAGCGGTCCGGGTCAGCTATCCGCCTGGCCATCGACGACCTTCAGAACGCGATCCCTGCGCGAGGTTCCACCGCGGGGGCTTGCCGAGCGCCGGGCCACAGGCTCGATATCCGGCTCGGCTACCGTCCAGCGCAGCCGCACCCGGTCCGCCGCCGTGCCGCCGAGGGACGCCTCGTTCAGCCGGATCTCCGCCAGCAGATCCTTCCTCGGCTCGCCCCAGTACTCCTGCACCAACTCGGCGAGCATGTGCAGGCGCTGCCAGTCCGTCGGCAGGAACGTCGCCGCCTGCGGACTGCTGCGCCACGTCTCGTACCAGGCGAGCGTGCGGCTGTCGTAGTCGTGTCCGCCTGGCAGTTCCGGCGTGGGTCCATCCGGTCCGTTCGCCGGGAGGACTGTCGTCGTGACCGCGTCGGCATTGCGCCGGCGCCGCTGAGACGCATCCTTCGGCAGGGGTCCGTTTCCAGGCATTGTGATCACCTCTGTTGGTGCCGTTGCGGCATCAGACCGACGACCATTGCGGCGCGCCGGTAGCTACACAGGGTTGCGCGATGAAGATCGACATCGGAGATCGGAAATCCCGAGTCCCGTACACGGGGTGATAGCCCTCCCCGTAGGTCCAGATTCCATGATCCAATGACCCTTTGTCCCCTGGGTCTTGGCCGCTGAAGTTACACAGCGTGATCCTGCTTGGCGCTGTTGCAACCCAGGCAGCAGGTGCGGACGTTGGCCAGGGTGTGCACGCCGCCCCTCGACAGCGGCACCACGTGGTCGACGGTCGGGCTCATCACGTCGAACGGTGAGGCGTCCGGGTCGGTCGGCCGCTCGCACCGGTAGCAGACCCAGCCGTCACGCCCGAAGACCTGGAGCCGGTCGAACCGATCGATGACCGTCGCGCCGGCAAGCTGTGCTCGCTTCACCGCGTCGGTGCTCCAATCGTAGCTGCCTGTGTGTGCGGCCGCTGGTCCGAACTGCACGATGCGGCGGCAGGCTATGGAGCAGGTGGGCCTGCGGTCTGCCTTGTGCGGGCGTCGTATCGGGGTACCGCACGCGGTGCACGTAGTCGGCACAGCAGCGTGCCTGTTGGGCTGGTGCTTGCGGTTGTAGTGCGTGGAGCACAGGCCGAGAGCGCGGTACTTGTTCGGGCATCCAGGTTCGGTGCAGGTCTTGGGGTGCGAGGGGGCGAGCGTTGGCATGTCGGTCTCCGGGTATGGCGAAGCCCCCGACACCCGGATGGGTCGGGGGCTTCTGCTCGCCGGGATCAGCGGCGAGTGCTGGTGGGTTGGTCAGTGCAGGCCGAAGGTTCCGGGCTGCTCTCGTGCGGTGCTGCTGGCGTGACACAGGCCGCAGAGTCCGCGCCCGCGCTTGGGATCGTTGTGGTCGAGCCCTCGTTCGATGAGGTCGCGCTTACTCAGCGGCCAGTGGTCTGCGTGTTCGCTGGGTCTGGCGCATGCGGAGTCCGGGTCGCTGCACTTGGGGCAGCCGGGGCAGACGCAGATGGGATCGCGGGCCAGGACTGCTGGCCGGAAGCGGGTCTCGTGTTCTCGTCCGTACCCGCGCTGTCTCGCTGTGCCGCGCCGTTGTTCCGCCTCGCGCCGGTGGTCGTCGCACTTGCCGCCGCGATCGCTGAACTCCGGGCACCCGGGGGTCGAGCAGACTCGCCAGCCGGTTCGTCTGGGCATGGCGGCCTCCTCGCTCGGGTCAGCAGGGGCAGTCTGCTGCGGGGTGTGCGGGTACGTGGGCGACGAGATCGCAGGGGCACTCGTCGTGTTGGTGCCAGCATCCGCACAGGTTGTGGTTGTGGGTCCACCACGGATCGCCGCTGATCTCGGGGTATAGGTTCGGCCCGCATGGCGGGTCTGGTGTCTGCGGTCCCGCTGTAGGGAGTGTGGCGCGTGGCCCTCGCGGCTGCCGGTTGGGCGGCTTGTGGTTCCTTACGCGGTCCTCCGCATGCAGATGGAGGACACTGTCCGCATGGCTAAGACCTACCAAGGACCGGCGACTGTGGTTGCTCCCGGTCTTGCGATCTCCGTTGAAGCAGATCTGCGGGTTGAGTACCAGGCGTTCGAGACGGTCAACGACAACGGCTGGGTGATCCGCGAGCGCGGTCTCAAGGAATGGCTCGGCACTGTCGAGGCGGATCCCGATGAGACCTTCTGGGAACTGCTCGGCAAGACGGTCAAGCTCCGGCTCCCTGACGGGCGCGAGGGGTCCTTCCTGCCTGGCGGGACCACCGTCGGCACAGGTCGCATGGAGATCCATGGTGCAGGCCCGGCCCCGTTCTGGGATGAGTCCGACGAGCCGACCGTCTAGCGGATCACGTGATGCCGAGGTAGCCGGACAGCCGGACGATGTTCTCGGATCCGGGCGGGTCGAAGGACACGTAGACGCGGTAGTCGCCTGCGGCGAGCGTGATGGCCCCGCCGCCGGGTCCGATGAGGAGTCGGGCCTCGGGGCCGGCGGCCCACGCTCCGGTCTGCCAGTCGGTGACCGTCGGGTTGCTGCGGTTGGAGACGGGGAGGAAGGCGAGGCGGGGCGGGGTGCCGGTGATGTCGATTCCGGCGGGCGGGGTGACGGGGATGCGGACGTATTCGGTGGTGGTGGCGGGGAGTTCCATGTCCACCGCCTTTCAGTGCGGCTGTCCGACGGGCCAGGTTGCGCCTTGCGGCTCGCCCGCGGCCCACGGGCTATAGGGCTGACCGATGGTCACGTCAATGTCGTCGCTGCCCACGCGGGACCCCAGGGTTACGGCTGTCGCGATCTCGGCTGCCGGCGCGAGGGTGTGGGTCTTGCGTCGCCCGAGTGCGACGGCCGTCTCGATGCCGGTCGCGAACGGCAGGAGCTTCGTCTTCCGGGCGCCGAGCGTCCGCGCGGTGTCCGTCTCGCTGGCCGTACCGAGGGCGACGCGGGTTCCGGTGACGTTGACGTTGTCGAACTCGGCGAAGTCGGCGGTGCCGCTGTCGCGGTGGGCGATGAGCTGGAACTCGATGTTGGTGTCGGCGACCCATGCCGGGCTGGCGAGGGTGCGCCGGTTGGTCCAGGTCGCGGCATCGGGGCTGGTGTCCCAGAAGACCGTGCCGCCCGTCTCCCGCACTCGGAGCCATGCGTGAGCGGTTGGCGAGTAGGGGATGAGGACGGCTCCGGCGTCGAAGAACCCGGTGCGGGAGAACATGACGAGCTCGCCGGTGATGGCCCGGAGTTCGAAGCCGAGGTCGGTGCCGCCGGTGCTCGACTTGATGAGGATCTGCGCCCACGCCTCTGTGGCGGCGCCCCCTGCTGCGGGCGGGTAGCCGCGCAGGTAGATGGAGGATCCGGCGAGCGTGTAGTTGAGGGCCGAGCTGTAGGCGTTGAAGCCTGCGTCGCAGGAGATACGCGCTCGGCCGCCGACCTCGCTGTAGGTGCCGAAGCTGTTGGGCCACTTCGCGGGGTCGACGATGCCGTCGTTGAAGTCGTCGGTGAGGGTGGAGATGAGCGCCATGGTTCATCCCTCCCGGGTGGCCGGGTCAGGCGGCGCTGTTGGCGCGGAAGAAGTCGGCGACCGTGGCCGCCACGTCGCTGCTATCAGGGGTGATAGCGAAGTCGTGCTTGGTCAATGGGATCGTCGTCGCGTCGTTCGGTGCCGTGTTGTCGGGCACGTAGCAGATGACGATCGCGGAGATCGCGTTGCCGGTGGCGCCGGGCCAGACGATGTCGGCGGCGTCGACGGCCACGCGGTCGTTGGTGTCGTCGACGGTGACGGTGACGCCGGTCAGGGTCTTGCGGCCCATGGTTGTCTGCTCGTTGCTCGCGCCGGCGAGGAGGGTCTGCAGGTCGTGGTAGTCCCGCATGGTTGCATCGGAGACGATGCCTGCGGTTTCGATCGGCACGGCGATGAGGGCGTCGTTGGCGGCGGGGAGGGACGCGTAGTAGGCGACCTTGCCGAGGGCGATGTTCTGGACGATGGCCGGCACCGTCAACTCCTTCCGTGCTGGTCACGATCTGGTCGTGGGCGTGTACGCCGTGTGTGCGGGCTGTCATCATTCGGCGCATGTCTGACACGACCGATGCGCCTGCCGTGCCGCCGTTGCCCGAGATTCCGTCCGCTACGGGGAGGCGTTGGCCTCACCCGCTGGTGACCGGGCTTGTCGGCCTTGCGGTCGGAGCGGGGGTTGTGGGCCTGGTGTGGGGGCTGTCCGGCGGAGGGTCGAGTACGCCGAAGGCGTTCACGCTGCGGGGGACGATGACACTGAACGCTGGGGCGACCACGGCGACGATCGACAGCCCAGGTGACTGCATTGGTTACGACGGTGGCGGCATGGGCGACATCGTGCCAGGAGCCGCGGTGACCGTGTACGACAGCAGCGGCAAGGTCGTAGCCACCGGCAAACTGGGGAACGGGAAGCTTCCAGGCTCAGGCGGTTCGATCCCGTGCACATTCCCTGTGACGGTGCCCGGCGTGCCGGGCGGCTCGAAGTTCTACCAGGTCGAGGTCAGCCACCGCGGGAAGATCACCGTGTCGTCGGCGGAGGCGAAGGCCGGGACGTTCGCCGCGTCACTGGGCTGACGGTCAGCGGCTGAGGCGCCGTTCGCAGTGGTCTAAGACGCAGACTGATTCGCCTTCGGATGCAAGGTGGACGTGCTTGCCTTCGGCCACGAGCTGCTGGGCGGCCTCCCGCGCGGTGGCGGGTGCAGCGGCGTACTGGTTCACGGGGCTCCGTCCGGGCGGTCAGCTGAATTCGCGGTCGTTGAAGTCGTGGCCGCAGGATTTGAAGTCATTGGCGCTGGTCCTGCCGTACTGCCGTTCGGGGGGCCGGTTGAGGTGGTCGATGCCGTCGGCTTTGCCGTGGGCTAGGTCGAGCAGCTCGGCGAGGCTGCATTCCCGGCCGTACTCGTCGACGATGGGCCCGGACAGAGCGCGTCGCACCCAGTGGGCGAACGCCTCATCTCGAGGCCATTCGGGGTCGGCGCGGAACAGGAATCGCCAGCCTGCGGATGACTTGCCGAGGTGGATGCGCTCGGATTCCGCGCAGTGCTCGCAGGCGTTGGGGCAGGACGGGGTGTTCACGTAGTAGTTAGTGCCCATGGTCAGCTCCAGGTCCAGCCGCGCACGTATTCGATGTCCATCTGGGCGCTGGTGTTGGGCTTCGGCGCGGCGCCTTCGAGGGCGGTCTCGTTCTGGATGTCCCACGACATTGCCGTGTTGGGGACGGCCGTGGTGCTGTGGCCGACGGTCCTGCCGTCGAGCGTGAGGGTGACGCTACCGGGCTGCCAGGTGATCACGGTGGTGTGCCAGTCGGTCCATCGGGCGCGGGCGTCGTAGGCGTCCTGGTCGCCGCCGATGCTGTTGAGGTGGTGGGCGTAGCCGTTGACGCTTCCCGTCCAGTTGCCTTCGGGGAAGTCGATCTCGCAGTTCGGGCAGGCGCTGTCCGTCACGGGCCACAGCAGGTGGGCCGACTTGTAGCCGGTCGCGGCCTTGGAGACGCGCCAGCGTTCCTCGTACCGGCCGTACCGCTGCCCCATCATCGCCTTGGGTACGACGGTCGCTGAGTGGACGGAGCCGGTTGCGCCGCGCCACATGCGGATGTGCAGCTGGCCGCTGGAGATCCACAGGGTGGTGGCGGGGTCGTAGTAGCCGCCGACCGGGTAGTGCCGTTGCGTGGCCGTGTCGGGCCAGCCCGCGGGGTACGCCCACCAGCTTGCGCGGACTGAGCCTGTCAGCCCTCCGCAGTACGCCGCCTTGGTGTCCGTGTTGTGGCTGCAGTCCGTGAAGCGGCCCCTGGCGACGGGGGTGTTGAATCCGTCGGCGAGCCGCAGGTGCCAGGTCGGTGTGCTGCCGGCCGCGGTGGGCGCGGTGAAGCCGGCGAGCAGCAGGCCCGCGAGGATCCCGACGGTGGTGAGGATGCGGCGCATACGGCCACCTCCTCACGTTGCAAGTCCCGCCGCCCGTGGCTGGCAGGCCCGACGGG